GCCTTTGAGCGGTTCCCCGACATGGGAACAATTGAACGTAGTTACAACGGCCAGCCGGAAATTGACGCCTCCGTCGTTCCCTGGTTCGAAAACTTCACGTATAGTGCACCGCCCCCCGGCCAAACTCCGGATCCAGGCATTTTCAAAACGCTCGGACTACATGCGCCTGATGGGGCGACTATTAATTCCGATTACATCGAAGCCTATAATGCTGTTTGGAATTATATCGCTCTGCAAAGGTCAACCTCGTTGACTCCGCGGACGCGACTAGACACGACACTAGGTCCGGCCTTCTGGGAACACACGCAGATGAAACACGTCGTACCGACGTTTGACGCTGCAATGATCGAAGGCGGCATTCCGGTCTCGTTGTCTGGTCAACAAGCAATGGTCGTGGCCGATGGTGTTTCTGATGAAACGCTCGGCATTTATGACGTTAACCGCGACCCCAAATCAATCAGGGAAGCAGGCAGTGCAGCAGCTGTTGCGATTGGCTCTCAAGCAGCGACACACCAATTGTATGTAGATCTGCAAGAAGCCGGCATTGAATTGTCCCTGGCAGGCATTGAACAAGCCCGCGAAACACAAGCGTGGGCTAAATTGCGCAATCAATATCAAGGCATGTCCGATGATTGGATGATTGACCAATTGCTATCCGGTATCCGCCTGACGGATGAGGCATTGCAACAGCCGATTCTATTGGATCACAGCGACACAATCGTTGGAATGTCTGAGCGCTACGCAACAGACGGTGATAACCTTTCCAAATCCGTCGCTGATGGCCGCACAAGCTTAAGTCTCAACCTACGTGCGCCTGCCCTTCAAACCGGCGGCGTCGTTGTCGTTTGCGGCCAGGTCCTGCCGGAAATGATCTATGAGCGCCAGCGGGATTACTACATGAACGCGACGACGGTCGACGATCTGCCGAATCGCACAGCTGATGAGCTGGATCCACAGCCAGTCGAAACTGTTAAGAATGGCGAAGTCGATGAAAGTCACACTCTTCCGAACGATCTCTTTGGGTATGCTCCTCTTAACCACAGGTGGATGCGACGCGCCCCAAATGTGGGCGGGAAATACTATCGTCCAGATCCAGCAGCAATTTGGGACGAGAACCGCAACAGAATATGGTCCACTGAGGTTGACTCGCCCACCCTCGGCCCAGATTTTTATATCTCGAGCACTGTCTCCCACGAGGTCTTTGCGACCTCAACAACGGACCCTTTCGAATGGTGGGTAGCTGGCGACGTGCGCATTAGCGGTCTTACATACTTCGGTGAGACATTGCGCGAGGCGCAAGGCGACTATGACGCTGTTGTGGCGCAAGTCCCAACTGAGCGTCTGAAAGGGGATGGAACAGACACATGAAAACCAGCCCACAAGACTGGGTGCAATGGGATCAAAATGAGGTACTTCCCTTCGAGGGGGGTACTTCGTTCCACATTCGCACTGAGAACCCATGCGTCATTAAAAATGAAGTTGGGCTAATTCTTGGCCTAGGTTCCGGTCATCAGGAAATTGCTGTAACTGGCCAAGGTGAAATAACATTCAAATGTAAAGGCGACATATGGCTTCGGCCCTCTAGTCGTGTCCAGGAACGCTTACAGGCGTCTCCTGAAATATTCACGAGCTTGGACCGGCCATCGCCGTTGTCACCTGAAATGCAAGCCATTCACCGCATGATGCGGCGTAATGAAATTGAGCGGGAAAGAGATCGCCAAGAAATGGAGAAACGTTTTGCTGATAGATCCAGAGAAAACGCTAGATCAGAACCTTCAAGAACTTCAAAAAAGGCATCCGCCTCAGAAACGGAAACGGTACTCGAAGACGTTGACGGAAGCGCTGTCAGTTCTGAAAACGAAGAACCTGAAAGCAGCGAGGATGTTGAGACCGTTAGAGTATCTGGATCTCGAGCAAAGCCAGACAAAAGTAGCGCTAAAGATAGTTAAGGACGCTGCCTTAGAGGGAATTCCTCTGGTAGCTGACGTCGAACAAGAGCGGTGGTCGCTTACGACCATCGTCGTTCGACACTTTGACTTTGGCAAAGACCTATCACTATCGGAACTGCGCGTTATTCAGCAAATCGCTAAACTCGCTGCATTAAAGTGTGAATGCGATCTGCATTTCACCCTTGAGACATTACGGTTTTCAATCATTGAAAATCCAAGCAGCGAAACCACAGTGAAACGACTGGCTGAAATAGCGAATGAAACTGATGACGCCATAGCGAAATACATTGAAGCGTCGAGACCTAACTACAAGCGCGCCCAATTACCTCCCAATTGAAGCGCTTCATCTGGCCACCCGCACCCTTGCGACGGTGGCCAGATGCTCCCCCCCTTGACCTCTGTTGCGTAACTAACACCACAAACCCAAAAACGGCAAACAATGTGCACTAATCCAGTGATTATAGAAACGAAATACCAAGGCGAAAAAATGCCCGCGGCCTGCCGCAAGTGCAATGAATGTATAGCTGCGCGTAAACGGCATTGGATTGGTCGCATGCTAGCAGAAGAGCAAACCTGCCATAGCGTCCATTTCCTGACGCTCACCTACGCGGGTGGGTATGACAACATTGACGCCTATTGGCTCAATTATTCCCACGTTCAGCTATTCTTTAAACGTCTGCGTAAAGCGGGCCATAAATTCAAATATGTCGCGGTTGGTGAACACGGATCCCAGCTAAATCGGGCTCACTTCCACATTCTAATGTTCTGGCAAACAGAACCGCCCGAAATGATGCTGGATTCCAATTGGGCCTGGGATGCCTGGCCACACGGCCACGTAAACGTGCAGATCCCCAGGTCCAAACAAGGCTGCGCGGTCTACCTAATGGATTATCTCAACAAAGATAATCTTAAGCGCGCCGTTATGAAATATTCCAAGAATCCTATGCTGGGCCAAGAATACCTTCTGAAATACGCCGAAGATCATGTATCGAACGGCCTAAGCCTGTTCGCTGAATCTGATCGGTTCACCATTCCCGACAATCCGTCACAATCCGGTAAACCATTCTATTATCCGGTTGGTAGAGAAACGGCCATCTATTCAAAGATGATTGACGCTTATCTCCTAAAATGGGCCATCGAAAGGCCCGAACAACCGTTACCTTTAAACGAAGAAATTGCTGAGTACCTTGGCGATTTATGCCAGGACACAAGCGAACTGCCTTTGCCTCTGCAACAGTTCATATCGAAACATTATGGCTACGATCCGGTGGAAAGCATTTCTTACGACGTAGAAACAACGTATGCCATTGGCAACGTTAATTTAATCCACCGTGGTCTATCCATTGTTGTCGAAGTTTACAATGAAAGGGAAATTATATGGCAAAGCGTCCTCGAAGGAAAAAAGGTAGAACGAAACGGGCGGGAGCTGCTGTCACCCGCTCAACTTCGTCAACTCTTCGAACAAGCCAAAGCAATCTTGCCCCCAAGGTGTCTGTCTCGGTTGACCTACGAAGACCCTCCATTAAGCCAGGGTCCCTAACCTATCGCGCTATGAATCCGGATCGGCGTCCCGTCGCTCCGATAACTGCGCCGGAGTACGTAAAAAAACCGTTTAAGCCGGTGCCAAAATACACCCCCAAGCGTGGTGGTCTGGTCACGCAATCGTTAGGCCTGGTTCAACCCGTTAGTAAACAACGGCGTGACCGTCAAAAGGAACGTCGTGAACCTTTGAAACAACAGCCCGAGGTGCGCAAGTCACCCGAACAGCTGGCGGCCTTCAACGCAAGTCGGCGTAAAAAGAGAAACTCCGCTGGCTTTGCCTTCGACGTTGACTGTGTTCCCCGGCCAGATGCCGGTGCTGGCGCCTCTGCCAGATGGAACCCAACGCCGAAACAAAAGCGGGATCAAGCAACCCGCGATAAAAAGCAGCAACATGCCCGAAAGTGGTGTTAGTTACGCAAAACCTTTCTTTCGCCCCAAGTTATTGAACAGGGCGATTACAGGTAAGTTAACCTATTGAGCAGTCGAAAACCTACTCTTGACGAAGTGCAAGGCCGCAGGCCGCAGACATCTTCGCGGGTTTTCAATAAAAAACGCAGGGGACCTGCGAGGATTGTTCGCAATCCTTCAAACAACGTTACAAAAAAAACAAAAGCCAAAAGTCTGGGAACCTTTGCCGCGTGCAGCGCTCGGTCCCACCGCCCCAAAACCTTCTAAACAAAAAACACCCCAACGTTGGCCACAAGCCTCGCCAGAGGAACCGATAGCGAAGCGTCGCGCCCCGAAAAACAAAAAAACAAAAAAAACGTTGAAAATAATAAAAAACACACTATATATTAAATATAGGAAAAGGAGACAAAACAATGCACATCAACACTAAAATGCAGAAACAAATCAATGCCATTTTTGGAGAAATCCAACACCATAATAATTTGCGTGAATGCGACAAATTGCACTGGCTCCAATACATCAAAACAAACCTCGAGATGACCGAACTGCTAGTTCGTGGCAACATCGAGAAACAAAATCTTGCTTTGCAAGAAAAACTAGCTCAAGAATAAATCACCAAATAAGAAAGGAAAAAAAAACATGGATCCAGTGACACAATCCGCGCTTATTGCCGGTGGGTCGCAATTGCTGGGCGGTCTTTTCCAAAAGCCAAAAAAAGTCCAATGGGACTTTCAAGAGCGTGAACGTTTAGAAAATGAACGCTATAAATGGCTGGTGAAAGGCGCCCAAAAAGCTGGCTTTAATCCATTAACAGTTCTGCGCTCAACAGGCGGCCAAATGGCCAACGTGACGCCGCGCCAAAGTCCATTAGGTGCGCGTGCAGCTATTGGTGAGGCCATAAAAACTTTTGGGGGAACCTATGCCCAGGACGCAATACAACGTGCGACGGAAGCACGCGCTCAAGAAGACTGGAAGGAACGGTGGGATTACCAAATTAAAAACCCCCTGCCTCCACTGCGCCAAGCTACGGGCGGTAGCACGGAGGATGAAAAAACGGGTACGTTTGACACGGCGCGCGACGACTACATCGGCAAAATAGAAAACCCTATGGGAACATCGCCCGCACAACTCCAAATCCCCTTGGATAACGAAAAATACGGCGGTCGCTATGTTCTGAGAATTGGTAAAGCGCACTACATGATGCCGTATGGCTGGGTACCCACCGAAGCCATTGAATCGAACTTAGGCGCTGGCCTAGGTGAATTACATGGTATCCAATCCCTCTTGGACCTCGGCGAAAAAGTCCGGGTAACCCGTCAGGGACACATTCTGGTTAATCCAGAAACACCAGAACCGCCTCTTAACACTGGCGGGCCTGCAAATCGTGCAGGATTTTAAGCAAAGGAAAATCGAATGCAAAACACAACATCAATGAAACAACACTCAAGACGAGTGCGCCCTACTTAGGTCTGGCCTGAAAACTATCGGCGCGGCCCTGTCGCGCACGAAAAGACAATGCGCACTGATGCTGTCAGCGTCGTAACGTCCAGTTTCGGCGGCAAACTTGTGCCCCTTAAAATGATCCCCCTCCTCCGCGAGGATGGCGTCATGAATTCCCGCTTGGAAATCAATCTCCAGATGGCCGAAACAGCCGACATGCTGCTTAACCCCGTGCGGGTGAGCGCAATGGCGTATTTGGTACCCAAATCTGCCTTTGAGCGGTTCCCCGACATGGGAACAATTGAACGTAGTTACAACGGCCAGCCGGAAATTGACGCCTCCGTCGTTCCCTGGTTCGAAAACTTCACG